CAACTGTATCAGCTAAGTTAACAGCTTTGATTGCTTTTCCGTCACCCTCACCATCGAAAGCGTAAATCATGTTATTCTTAACAGTACAAACCATTGTATCGTTTGGCATACCCTCAGCAACAACAACTTTGATACCTAAGAAAGTCAAAGCTAATGGAGTAGTGATGTATGTTTGAGTGTTACCTGAAGCAGTAGCCAATTCCAAAGCGTTAGCTACGTTAGAAGCAACGTACAAACGTAAGTCTGCTTTTTTACGAGAAACTGTTGAAGGTAATGCGTTGATTACTTTTACGATTTCAGTAATTACGTTAGCACTTGTAATTGTCGTATTTGCTACGTCAATGATTGAAGCATCTGCTAACATTTTTTTGATGTAACCGTCACACAAAGCTAAAGTATCATCTTCGCTTGCTGTGTCACCTTGCCAACGTAACAACTCAACATCTTCGCCGATTTGTTTCGCCATTTCTCCCCAGTAGAAGTTCATGAAAGAAGCTACTGAAAAATCACCGTTTGAACCTTGAGCCATTTGCAAAGCTAAGAAAGACTGCTCTAAGTCGAATTGACAAAGTTGAGCCATTGCAGATAAAGCACATACGTCGATGTCTACTGCGTCTAATGAATCAGTTGGTGCTGTAAAGTTACAAGTTGATGCTTGTAAGATGTTACCGAAAGTAACGTTTGCTAATTTAGTAGCACTTTTAATTCCTGGCAAAGTACGGTAGTTGTCTACTGTATCTTCAGCTAAGTAAGAACGACCGTAAAACTCGTTCGGGTTTGGACACAATAATGCGTTTGTTTCGATGTCCAAGTCAAATTTTAAATTTCTTTCCATTTTGTTATTTTTTAGAAAATGCGTCTCTGAACGCGTTAAATTTTTCGTGAGCTGATAATTTAGTTTCTTTTAATTCCTCTTCGATAGGCTCAACTTCTACTTCCAAAGAATTTTTTAACTCTGCAATCACTTGCAACAATTCGTTAACTTTTTCGTCTAACAAAGGTGTAACGATAGCAATGATAGCTTCAGCGTCTGCTGTTGGGTCGACTGCCATTTCAACTTCTTCAGTTGCGACTTCTTCCTCAACAACTTCCTCAGTTGCCATTTCTTCCTCTTTTACTTCTTCTTCGATTACTTCAGTTTCCATTTCTTCCTCTACTACTTCAGTAGCAGGTGCATCTTTAACCTCGATAACTTCCCCGCCTTTTACAACGTAGATTTTACCCTCGATTAAATGTTCTCCATCTGGTAACTTCATACTATATTGATTATTTAATTCCGTCTTTTGTTCGTTCAATTTCATACCTAAGAAACCCTCAATCGAAAACCCTACTTGATTACTTTTTACAAGTTCGTTGTAGTAATCTTCGTCTGTTACTTGAGCAGTCAACATAAGCGTTCCTTTTGGTACGTCAATACCGTATGCTTTTGCTTTGTCGTTTTTAGGGTCTTGAACTATCCACGCTTCTAATACATAAGCAGGAACTTTGTTTTCTGCATTATGCTCGATGTTAAAAATATCTTTGTTAGATAAATTCTCCATAAACTTAGCGTGTATCTTTTCAATCTCTTCGGCTGTGAATGAAACATAGTACTCTTCGCCCTCGTCATTTCTATAAATCTCCATAGGAATCATAGCAGGTGCAACGATACGCATTTTAACTTCGTCAGCGAAATACATTTGTTCATGTGAATTGAACGCTACTCCTTTAACTTTAACCGCAGGACGTGACGTAAAAGCAATCATTTCGATACCTAAGTCCTCGCCCTCGCTATATTCAGGGTCAATAGTAATTTTGTAAGTAGGCAATTTATCCATACTTATTATGTAGATATAAAATTATTTGTTCAAAATTTGTATATTTGTTAAAAAATTAGTATATGGTAACAATTGGAAAAAATGAAATCCCTAACAAGTCAACTGAGTTGAGCGTTAAGCAATTTACAAAAGTCAATGAAATTTTAAGAAGTGAAAACGAACCTATTGAAAAATGGTATCAAATTTTTACGTACTTAGGAGCGGACGAAAGCGACATTAACGACCTAGAATTTGACGAGTTCAAAGAGGTTGTTCGTCTTTTTAACGATAGCGAAAGTAAAGACTTAGAAATTCAACGCACTATCGAAATTGACGGCTACACTTACGAAGCATACAAAGAAGAGTTTAAGGTGTCAGTAAAAGACTTAAAAGCAATTGAGAAATTAATCGCTAAGAATCCTAATTCGTATATTGCTGAAATGGTTGCGGTGTTGTATAAGCGTACCGACTTAACAGAAAAAGAACACTACGAACCTGCACACATCAAACATAAAACTACTTTGTTTGCTGACCAAAAGGCATCGTTTGCTTTACCTATCATTTGGCACGTTGCTAAGAAAATGACGAATGAAATAGAAAAAGCTGAAGATGAAAGCGTGGCATAACGTAACAGTCGAAACATTCATGGAGTTAAGGGGGTTGGAAACAATCCCTTTCGATTCTCCATTTGATTTGGAACTTGAAAGACTGTCAATCTTAACCGATACCGACATCGAAGAGTTGCAAAATTTAGACCTATCCGAGTTTAGTAAGTTAACAAAGGAGTACGCTTGGGTAAAGTCAGCACCCGCAAAGAACTTCAAACAAGAAATAAACGGTTTTCACTTCAAAGAATGGTACACGCTCGGAGAATTTATCGACTTAAACCACCTATTTGAAAACGAAGCGCAAAACTTTGACAAGATTTTAAGCATTTTATTCCGAGTTTTTAAGCAAGACGAATGGGGCAACCGTGTTTTTGAGCCTTTACAGTTTGACTTAGAACAACGCAAACACGAATTTAAAGACGTTCTAATCAATGATTGCTTTGGTGGTGTGGTTTTCTTTGTTGAGTTTAGAGATAACTTCTTAAAAGTGTATGAAAATCTATTTAATCCTGTTGTTGAAAGTGACGAATTAGACGAAAACGAACTTGACCAAGAAGATATAAAAGCCGAAGAAGAGGAAAAGAAACTATCTAAGTTCAGCTGGGAACGTTTAATCTTTGATTTGAGCGGTGGGGATTTGACAAAGGTAGACCAACTTACTGACCTACCTATTATCTTAGTGTTTAATATGCTTTCAATGAAGCAAACTTACGGAATTTAAAACGGTGTTGTTGGTGTAGTTCTTAAATCAGGGTAAGGGCTATCTATCCAATTAAATTCAATGCTTACTTTCGGGTCGTTTAATAACTTAGCCATTTCCAAAAGCGGGTATTTTTCAAACTGCCATGCTATATACTCTTGAGTCACTTCAGCAAGTATAGCCTGTACATCGCTACGTCTTAGCCAGTTATCTGTAATCGAATAAGGCGGAATCCCTCTTTTTGTTCCCTCATCTAAAAACAAATAATAAAACAAAGCGTTAATAGTCATTGTAATCGTGTTTAGTTTAGTTCCACTCATTGCGGATATTCTAACCGATTCATATAACGCACCCGTGTCTACCAATCCAAGCGACCTAATCTCTTGCTGTAAAGACCTCGCTAACTTGTTTCTTGTAGCGTATTTAACTTTAAATCCTGCCATGTTTAATCTCCTATCTCAAACGGTATGTCATTCACACAGTATTGGTCAACTTCAAACGTGATACTCATTTGCCACCCTGCTACATAATCTAAATCAAAGTTATTCAAAGGTATTAACGTAGGTGCTTGAGCGTCTATGCTTAAATCTGACCCTTGACTAAAGTACAAATATAAGTCATTTAAAATTAAGTTCGTATCGCTTAAAATAGTGTTTATATTCGCACGGTCTTTTTGAATGATGTCCACGCAGTAAATATCCATAGCAAAGATATTCGTATTTTCTCCCATCGTTTGACTAATAGGAACGTAAAAAACAAGTGGATACTTTTCGTCTAAGGTGCTGAAGTTTGGCATCTGCTCTCTGAACTCCCCCGCGTTTTTTTTAATCTGTAAATGTTGTTGACAAAATCCGTCAATTGCATTTAATAGTTTTATGTAACTTGTCATAGTGTAGAACCTAAATCAATTATTTTCATTTTATTTTGTGTCGCTGTAATTTCTGTCTCACTTACAACCGCTTGAACTGTTACCGTTTGATTTGATTGCATTGATTGACCTGTTAAATTGTTCGCGTTGTTTCCTTGTCCAAACATATTAATTGACGGTGTAGCTACCGAAGCACTTGAGGCACTTGCTGAAGTACCGCCACCACCACCCGAAGCCGATGCACTTGGATTACTTAATAATGCTTTAGCCTTAGCTACGTTCGTTAATATTTGAACGATACCCGAAGCATATTGTGCTATCCCTGCACCACCTGCTGTTACTGCATTTAATGGATTAGCTTGAGACATTGCAACGAGTGAACTAATAGCCTTTGCTGTATCAATTGCGATTTGAACTAAAGCAGTAGCTTTTTGGAATTTTTCGAGTTTCTTTTGGTCGTTTATGAATATGTTTCCAAGTTGTGAAAGTCCTGAGTTAATATCACTTGCAAATTGAATCTTTGCGTCACGTTCTGCCTGTGCATCTGCTATCTTTTTAAGAGCGTATTTCTTTTGTATTTCGGCTGTCTCTTTTCCGATTTGCTCTTCGATTGCTGTTGTATCTTTTTCATACAACTTAGCCTCTTCAATTAACTTAGCATATTTAGCACGTACCGCATTTACTTCTTGTTGTTCAGCACTCAACCGAGCATTAGCAATAGTTTGTTGTTGTGTGTTGTAACGCTCTAAAAATTCGTTATATGCTTCTATCTCTTTTTCTTGTTGTTCTTTCGTTAAAGCGTCTAACTTTTCTTGCTTAGCTTTTTCGATGTTTAACAGTTCTTGCGTTTGTTGTGCTTCAAGTTGTTTTTTAATAGCTGTTCTTTCAGTATCTAAATATTTCTCATTTGCTAAAGTTTCTGCAATAGCACGCTTATACTTCAAATTTATAGTAGCAATTTCTTTAGCTTCGCCCTCTGCCATTATAGCTATTTTACCGTCTTCAAGTAAACGAGCTACTTCTAATCTATTTTTTGCGTCTTCCTTTTCTTCTTGTTTTCTTTTTTCTCTTGCTGATTTACCCGCTTCAAGACTTTTCTTATGCGCTTCGTCTTCAGTTTTTTGAGCGTCAACAACGTGTTTCTTTTTAATGTACTGAATCTCATTGTTTGAAGTAGTCATCAAAGTGCGTTGTTCCTTTAGTTTCGCTTTTAAATCTGCGACCTCTTTAGCGTCATAGTCTCCTGAAGCAACCATGTTTTGGATTCGCATTTGGTAAGCCTTAGCATAAGCGTAAGCAGTCGCTTTAATTAACCGTTGTTTTTCAAGTTCTAACTTGTAAGTGCTTTTACCCTCTAATTGAGCCATTCTAATTTCTTGGTCAATTGATGCAATTCTTTTATCTGAAGCTGACTTGTAAGCATCTGCTTTTTTCTCTTGTGCTTGCATTGACCTTTCTGCGGCTTCCTCTTCAGCAAATGAAGTTAAGCCTAACCAATCTAAGAAATCTTTTATATTTTGAATGACTACCATAATAGCGTCTCCAATTGCTCCAAAGAAATCGCCTATTGCTTTTAACACAGGTTTAAGCAGTCCGAGTTTAGACATTAATGCCACAATAATAGCAACGATACCCGCAATGATAGCACCTATTAAAAAAATTGGATTTGTTAAAAGTGTAGCACCAAACGAAACGAAAGCCTTTGCCATCGTTCCAACAATAGAAATTAAACCTTTCAACTGTGTGCCTATTTCAGCAGGACTAATAGACTTTAACGAACCTGCGAATAGTTTAGCCGACTGAGACGCTCCCTCGAAATCTAAGTCTCGTATTTGACTACCCATTAATCCCAAAGCATTGCTTGTACTTTCAAACTTTGAACCGCTTGAAAATACTGCTACTTGTTCGTTTGCGTCTTTTAGTCTATCGTTTAATTCCCCTGCTCTTTGTGCAAGTTGTTGCATTTGTTCGGGGTCGGTAGCGTTTGCTAACTCCCCTTTTATTTCTCGTATTTCCTTTTTCAGTTGCTGTAACCCGCCTAACTTAATTGGAATTTCTATTGCTTGTTGTGCCATACTTATAATGTATAGTAAAAATTAAATGTACAACGTAACTGTAATTATAAAGCTACGCGTGTAATCACTTGGTAAAATGTCGTTTTCATGACTTCCACTTTTGTAGGTATTGATAAAAAGGTTATCGCCCTCGCAGTAATATTCTACCCAGTCTTTATCTAAAATTCCGTTCGTGTTTTCAATGCTGTAAACTACATTCTCAAACGAATCAGTAATCCCGTAATCCTCAAGGCTAAAACCTGACAAAGCGTATTCTCCTTTATCAATGTAACTTGGTGTAATATTAAACCCAAAAGTATTAATCAATTCCACAACCTCAGGCGCATTAGTTCCGCTTTGTGTTAGCTTAGCTACATATACCTCTTTGTTAAGTTGTGGCACACCGTTAATGACATTCGCTGTAATTGATTTTACGACATTTTCGCCATCGTTTGCAGTTTGTCCTATTTCGCCAGTTACCGAACCGCCACCGCTTACCACGTTGTTGTTGTTAAAGAACTTGTCAATCACATCGCCTATTACTTGAGTAGTTCCTGTGTATGGTTGTTTAGGTTTTGTCTTGAATGGTGGTAAGTCTACTTCATCGTCAATTGTTAAAAGTTCAACTTTTGTTAATTGGTTCGTGTTTGCGTTGTAATCATTGATTGAATTAATAGACCACCAACTGTTATTGATACGTATTTTATCGTTCAACTTTAGATTAGCTATGTCGTTCGCTCTTAAATCAAAATAAGCGGTTAACATTTTACCCTTGTTAATTTGGTTTACAGTACGTCTCCAATATATATTATAAAGGTTGTTAGCTGTAATGCTTAACGGATTGTAAAAGTAATAATCACACGTTGCGTAGTTGATGTCAAATGTAGGAGTTAACGGATTGTCAAAGTGTGTAGCGTATGAATAGTGGTTATCTTCTACCGTACTACCTACGTAATTCTCAATGATATAATTAGCAGTCGAAGTAGTCAACTCCCCATCGTACAAAATACGTATGTTAGTATTAGGACTTGCACCGCTCAACGCAGGAACGTAAGCACCAAAAGTGGTTTTTAAAATAGGTGTCGGACTGAATGTTAATTCTTTGCGCTCTTCGTCTTTGATGTATTCGTTGTCAAAAGTAAATGACACTTGACCATATACTTCGTTAATCTGAGCAAAGTAAGTTTTATTTATATCGTCCGAATCCTGCTTATATGAAAGTGTTAATTTCTTTTTTGTTAACTCAGGCAAGAATGTAATTGATTGCTCACGGTCTTTTGCGAGTTTCTTTGTCCAATCCTTAACCGCTCCACTATCGTAGTAGTTGTCGCGTGTGATTAGTATTAAGTTATTCGGGTTTGTCGGGTCAATG